TACACCCTCGAGGTGCTCGACCCGTGACCACACCGACACTCGACGCACTCCTCCTCATCCTCCTCGGCGGACTGTTCGGCTGGACCCTCGGCAAACTCCCCGACCGCTACGTCTACGTCTGCGCCGCCGCAGCGATCGTCGTCGGCATCGTCGCCTTCACCAACTGACCCAGCGTGCCTGCCAGCTAAGCTGCACTGCGTCATGACCTCCACCCAACGCCACCACACCAGGCTCACCATCGCCACCCTCGCCATCATCATCGGGGCTGCGGGCGTGTGGACACAGCTCGGTCGAGACAGCCACCCCGCAGGCATGGCCCACCAGTCCGGTACTGACGCTCGAGCGATCTTCGCCTACGCCGTCACCATCGTGCTCGGTGTCGCACTCATCGCCTACAGCTACCGGATACACACACCGGAGGGCTGATGCCCGGCAAGAACCGTGGGCACTATGACGCCCGCTACCGCAGCGACGCAGCCAAAGTGCGGGCCTCCGCCAACCGCGACCCGCTCACGCGCTGCTGGCGATGCGGTCTGACACTCGCCGAACACGCCGCACACAAGACCGGACGGCCACCCACATGGGACGCAGGCCACATCCACGACGGCGTACCCGGCTCACCGCTCATGCCAGAAGCGTCAACGTGCAACCGCACCGCCGGCGCACACCTCGGACACCAACGGCGCCGCATGACACTCACCACCAGCCGCCGATGGTGAGGGGCACCGTGACCACACCCACCAAAGTAAAGTGATCGGGCGCTGCGCAAACAGCCCCGATCGTGGACGACACCCCAGAGAGGGCGCCGACATGACCGATGCTACCTGCCTCTTCTGCGACCACTCACTTGACGGGCAAAGCAAGAAGTTCTGCACCACCCGCCTGCCGCCATTTGGGGAGTGGGGCAGCAAGGCCGAATACCATCTCCGATACGGCCAGTTGGCTGCGGCTGTGGGGCTGTACCCAAATGGGATGTCGAACGTGTGCCGTATCCCGTTTGACCATCCATCCAGATGGCCCGACTGCGTACAGTGCGGTGCCCGCTTCAAGCCGACCAGGGCAAATCAGAAGCGATGCGGCTCGAGGTCATGCAAGCTGCTGGACTGCAATTACGTGCCGGTAGAGCCAACGTCTCGCCAATGCCCTTGGTGCTACGAGGATTTCATGGCTAAAGGCAACCGCACCTACTGCTCGAAGAAGTGCCAGCAAGCGACGCTCATCCACGCTCGGACCTACTACTCGCCAAACAGCTGCTCCTTGCCGGTCTGCCTCACATGCAGGGGAGTGTTCGGAGCCCCCAAACTGGGGGCCTCCGGCATTACTCGGATGCACTACTGCCCGACATGCCGACCGCCAGTCTCAAACGGCGATACGCATTATCGTCGCCGAGCGTTGAAGAAGCGTCGGGCGGCACAGCAGCGCAGCGGGACTAAACCCACTGTCGCCAAACTCGCAGAGCGTGACGGCTGGCTCTGCCACATCTGCAACAAGCGCATCGACCCTGCACTCACCCGCACCCAGAACAAGTACAAGGCATCCGTCGACCACCTCATCCCACTCGCAGACAACGGGGACGACGAGATGAGTAACTGTCGCCTCGCCCACCTCCGCTGCAACAGCAAACGACAGACCGGCGGCACGACCCAACTCATGCTCATCGGCTGAACGACGAAGTCGGGTCTTTCTTTAACAACGGCCCGACAGAACCCCATCCGCAGCAACGCTCACATCTATATTCAGCAGCGATGGGGGGTCGGATGAGCATCGCTGAGGCCGCTGCCACCGATGACCGCAGGGCGACGCTGGTGGCGATGCGCGACAAGCTTGCCGCCGACATGGACGAGGCACCGGCGGCCGTGGTGGCGCAGATCGCCGGCCGGTTGGCAGCCATCCTCGAGGACATCGAATTGATGTCGGATGATCGCGAGGTGTCACCGTTCGATGAGCTCATGCGTCGACGTGCGGACCGGATCGCAGCTTCCGAGGGTGGCAAGTCTTCCGAACGCAGCGGGTGACTCCGGGTCCGAGGCGGTAGACCTCGCTGGTATCGCAGGCCTGAATCTGGACCCGTGGCAGCAGTGGTGTCTGACCAACTCGCTGTCGGGTGACGGCAGGTGGTCGGCGTTTGAGGTGGCGCTGATCGTGGCCCGCCAGAACGGCAAGGGGTCGATCCTCGAGGCGCGCCAGATATACGGGTTGTTCGTCCTGGGCGAGCGGTTGCAGGTTCACACGGCGCACGAGTTCAAAACCTGCTACGAGCACTTCCTGCGCGTTGTCGCATTGATCGAAGGGTGCCCGCATCTCGCCGCCCAGGTGCTCCGTGTCCGTCGTGGCGCTGGTGAGCAGGCGATCGAACTGAAGAACGGCTGCCGCCTGCGGTTTCTGGCGAGGTCGTCGGGTTCCGGTCGTGGCATGTCGGGCGATGTCGTCTACCTCGATGAAGCGTTCGCCTTGACGCCGCAGGTGATGGGAGCACTGTTGCCGACGTTGTCGGCTCGGGAGAACCCGCAGATCTGGTACACGTCATCTGCGCCGTTGCCTCACTCCACGGTGCTGCATCAGGTCGTGAAGCGTGGCCGTGATGGCGGCTCTGATCGCCTGATGTATGCCGAATGGTCGAACGATGTCGATGACGCCGACCCTGACGATGTCGATGCGTGGTACCGAGCGAACCCTGCGCTGGGTATCAGGATCACCGAGGAGTTCGTGCGTGCCGAACTCGACGCGATGCGGGAAATGCCCGAAGAGTTCGCACGTGAGCGACTCGGGGTTGTGTTCCCGCTGCTGTCGGACCGGCAGACAGTCAAGCTCCCCGCTGATGCGTGGGCTGAGTCGGTGACTGATTCGCCGCCCGAACCGGTACCGGGTCAGATCACTATCGCCTATGACGTGTCGCTTGACGGCGGCTGGGGTTCGATTGCGATTGCGGCCGCTGATCTCACTGCACCGTATGTGGAGCTGGTGGAGCACCGGGAGGGTTCCGGGTGGCTTGCCGGTCGGCTTGTGGAGTTGGTGGAGCGGTGGAATCCGATTGCTGTTGGTTGCAACGGTGCGGGCCCTGCCGGCGCCCAGGTGCAGACGGTGCGGGAGGCGTTCTCTCGTGCCGGGATCGAGCCGGATCTGTTGCGGCAGATGTCGGCGCCGGAGTACAAGCAGGCGTGCGGCGGTTTTTTCACTGATGTTGTGGAGGGCCGGCTGGTGCGTCCTGGCGGTCAGGGTCCGTTGGACCTGGCTGCTGGTGACGCTTCGGAGCGTCCGTTGGGTGATGCGTGGGCGTGGGATATCCGTTCGGCGACGGTGCCGATCTCGCCGCTTGTCGCGGTGACGATCGCTCGAGCGTTGCTGCCGTACGAGGCCGAAGGGAAACCCGACCCCATGTTGATGCTGCTGTGACGAAGGTGTTGCAGGTGCTGTGTCTGGTCGCAGCCCTGGTGGCTCTCGGCGTGTTGTGGAATGCGGCCGGCGCTGTGCTGGTCGGTGGTGTACTCGGAGCGGTTCTGCTCGAGCTTGACGATCTCCGAGGTGACTGATGGGTTTGTTCAGCATCCGTGAGGACCGTTCGCAGATACACGACGGGATCATCCCTGTGCGCGGGTCCGGCATGTACACGGCCGGGGTGGCGATCACTGCGGAGTCGGCGAACATGCACTCGGCTGTGTGGCGTGCGAAGAACGTGTACGTCGATCTGATCTCTACGTTGCCGGTGGCTGCGTTCCGTGACACGCAGGGTGTGCCGGTGTCGTTGCCGGCGCAGCCGTCGGTGGTGTCGTTGCCGTCGGTGTCGTGTGACCAGTTGTCGTGGATCGCGCAGGTTGTCGAGTCGCTGGTGATGCGCGGCAACGTGTGGGGTTACATCACGTCGACGGGTGCGAATGGGTGGCCGACGAACGTTGAGATTCTTCACCCTGACGCCGTGTCGCCTCGGTGGGACTGGCGGACGAGGACGCTTGAGGTGCGGGTGTTCGGCGAGCTTGTCGACATGTCCCGTGTCTGGCATCGGGCGACCAATGTTGTGGCTGGGTCGCCGATTGGTATGTCGACGTTGACCGCTGCTCGCACGGCGATCGGGACCGGGGTTGCCGCGCAGCGGTATGGCTCGGCGTGGTTCGATCAGGGTGGGGCGCCGTCGTCGCTGTTGTCGACCGACCAGGCGTTGACTGCTGAGCAGGCGATGGAGATGAAGCAGCGTTGGCAGGCGATGGTTTCCGATGGGTCTGTCGCTGTGTTGTCGCAGGGCATGGACTACAAGCCGGTGGCGTTGTCGCCGGCTGACGCCCAGTTCATTGAGTCGATGCAGGCGTCCGGTCAGGACATCGCACGGTTTTTCAAGTTGCCGCCGGAGGCGATCGGGTACGACTCGGGTGCGTCGATGACGTACTCGAATGTGGAATCGCAGTGGCTGAATCTGTTGATTGCGTCGCTGAATCCGGTGGTGACGGTGGTGGAGCGTGGCTGGTCTGACCTGTTGCCTCGTCCGCAGTACGTGCAGTTCAACCGTGACGCCCTGTTGAGGATGACAACGGTGGAGCGGTACAAGGCGCACGCACTTGCCACCGGTAACACCCCATGGAAGTCCGTCGATGAGGTCAGAGTCATTGAGGACATGTCGCCGCTGGGCGATGCGTTCGCTGTCCCTGCTGAAAGATCACAGCCTGCCGTCCAAGGCACCACGGAGAACGCATGACCGAGTATCGGCGCACAGATGACGGCGTGGAGGTCCCCGACCGGGAATCTCGCGCGCTCGCCAGAGTCGAGATCCGCATGGACGGCGACCGTCCCATGCTC